CCTTTATTCTGTAACTATTGTGATATGCGTAAGACGTGTCCTGATGGTAGAAAGGCTATTACTAGGAAAGACCAGAAAGAGCTTATTGTATGTACTAGAAGAAAAGAGTTCGCTATGTTAATCAAGGAAGCACATATTAGCGATAGACAAGGGTTAATCAACTATATGCGTAAATTGAGGCAAGTAAATGCCCTTAGAATAGGAAGGGCAGTATATAAAGAAGCCCTTGCAAACGACGGGATAGATAAGAACTTATCGGTACTAATAGATAAACAGATAGACCATGCTACAAGTGAATATAAACTACTTACTCCAACAGAAAAGAATCAAGGTAATTTTAGCTTTCATTTAACTACTATACACAATACAGTAGATGCCTTTAATGAGCTTCCAACACAACTGAAAACATACGTTGTTAAACTAATGCGTGCTAAACTAGAACAATTGAAATCCAATAGTATTACAATACCAACACCCAATAACGATTCCCTTAATACTAAACCAGATACCATCCCTCATCCTAAACAAGATAATATTCCCAATCCTAACGAGGTTCGAGTAAGCGGGGGAAAGGTCGTTAGCGAGCCAGACAATTCGATTTCAAAAACTATTGTAAAGAAAGAAAACTAATTATTAATATATTAATTTGTTTAAGTACAAGTGTTGATTTTTCAACGAATTTTAAAAGATAATAAATATGGAGAATACGAATGTAAATATGCCTTACTCCCCCCCTTAGTAATTTATGTCAAGGGTGGGGGTATAAAAAAAGAAGGGTTGCTATCCCCTCGCTATTTGCACTAAAAATTTTGGAATTGCAAATAGGTAGTTGGTAGAAAAATATAATAAATTTTTTTTGGAGATAGTGGTATATGTGGGATGTGAGAGATAAGCGTAAATTTATGAAAAAATGGGAGGAGTTTAAACGGTATAGTTTGAAGATTTGTAATATAAATAATGAGCAAGAGGTTAATAAAAGTGAAAATAAAAATAATAAGTAAGATATGGGTATTGGTATTAGTGGGGTTGCTTTCTGCTTGTGCTACACAAGAGCCTAAAGTAGACGGATGGAGTTTTATAGTACAAGATAAAAGAGAAGTAGTAAATATACGTTTAGGTATATTGTTTTTTGATTTTGATGAAAGCAATATAAAAACTAGTACGAAAGAAAATTTAGATAAAATTGTTACTTTGCTTTTGAGTAATGATTTTTTTGATATTGAAATACATGGGCATTGTGATAATAGGGGAACTGATGAGTATAATATGATTCTTGGAGGTAAGCGTGCTAGTGTCGTAGCTAATTATTTATTGGCTTGTGGAATAAATGCGAAAGATATAAGAGTTATTTCACATGGTGCGAAACAGTCGTTTAGTAATTTCCATTGGCAAAATCGCAGAGTTGAGATTATAGCAAAAACGAGAAATGCAATTAAAGGAACTTGAACAGAACGTAAGTAACGTAGAAAATATAATTAACAGTTTAGAATCTGTAGAAGATTTAGAACAGTTGCTTTGGAATATAGAGCATCCTGATTTAGATTTTCCAGAGGTAGGACTGGTTGAGTTTGTTTTGTCTGATAAGTATTTAGATTGTAAAGATGAAATATACGATAGTTGTTTAAATGATTTAAAGTCAATGGAAAAAGGCGGGCAGAAAAGAATTATATTAGAAGGAGCTCCTGGTTGTGGTAAATCTTTTGTTTCTTCATGTCTGATTTCTTATACATTAGCACGAACATTATCTTTAAGGAGTCCTCAAAAAACATTTGGTATGGCTAGAGGAACTTTTATATGTGCTATGAATATGGGAGTAAATGAAATAAATGCTAGGAATGTTATATTTAATGATGTAAAAGCAAGGATAGATAATTCTCCGTGGTTTCAAAAGTTTTTTCCTCCTGACCCTGAAATAAAATCTGCACTTAGATTTAGTAAGAATGTAGGGCTTATTCCTGGTAACAGTAAGATGACATTTCCTTTAGGATTTAATGTATTTTGTGCAGTTATGGATGATTGTGCTTGGTATCAAGATACAGATGAAAAAGATATAGCGAAAGAAATGTATGAACAATTAGATAAGAGAATATCAAGGCGTTATCCTACTTGTCCATGGGCTTATTTGATTATGGTTAGCAATCCTTCTTATAATAACAAGTTTATTGAAAAAATGCAAGAAAGGGCTTTTGCAGAACCTAATAAATATTGGGCTATGCGTAGAAAGATATGGGATGCGAAACCTTTTATGTATTGTGGAAAGACATTCGAATATAATGGCAGACAAATTCCTATAGAGCATAAAGATGATTACGAAAAAGACCCTGTATCTGCTGAAAGGGATTTAGAGGCTAAGCCATCCGCTTCTTTAATGCCATTTTTTAAGTCTATGATTCCAGTATATCAATCTCTAAATAAAGCCGTTAAAAATCCAGTAGAGGGAAAAGATTTTAATAGAATATCGGAATCTTTTAAGCCAATAGATGTTAATTATTTTATACATTTAGATTTAGCCGTTAATAAATGTAGTGCGGCTCTTGCTATGAGTAGATGGCTTTCTACAAATAAGATACGAGTTGAATTAATAATGAGGTTTGACCCTAAACAGCTTGGTGGGGAAATTAATTTTGAAGATATTAGAGAATATATTTATTTACTTAAGGATATGAAGTTTAATATTAGAAGATTGACGGCAGATGGTTTTAATTGTTTAGGCGGTAATACTGAAATTCCTTTGTTAAATGGCAATGTAAAGAAAATTAAAGATATTAAAGCAGGGGATTATGTTTATAGTTTGAATAATAATCAAGAAATAGTAGCCGGTAGGGTAAAATCAGATGCTAAAATGACTGGAATGAAAAGGATAATCAGAATTACTTTAGATAATGGACAAGTTATTGATTGTTCTGAAGAACATCCATTTTTAATGCGAGATAATATTTATAAAAGGGCTAATGATTTAAACATTGATGATAGTTTAATGCCTCTATATAAAAAGACAGGTAAGACAAATGAATATTTTAAGGAAAGGTTTAATAGTTTATCATAAAAACGGTAATAAAAAAGATAATTGTCCTACTAATTTAATGTCTGTGACCCATACAGAACATAGTAAATTACATAGAGATTTAGGTAGATATGCTTGTAGAATTATGCGTGCAAAATTAAGAAATATGCCTAAATCTATTAAAATAAAGAATGAAAAATTTTTAATGAATTCTAAGATTTATCATATGTCAATTTTTAAAAATAAACATATAGAGGCAGGTAAAAAAAGTTGGATTACTAAAACAAAGATGGGGCAAGAGTGTCCATTGGTACAATGGAGAAAAGATAATTCTGTTAAATATTTTCAATATATGAAAGAAGTATGGAGTAGAAAGGGATATAAAGAAAGATTATCCAATAAAATATCAAAATCTATAAAAAGTTTATGGAATAACGAGGAATATAGAAAAAAAATGTCAGAAGTTCATAAAGGTAAAATTCCATGGAATAAAGGAAAAGTTTTAAATCATAAAATTATTAACATAGAGCGATTGCCTATTTATATTGAAATGTATGATTTTGAGGTTGAAAAATATCATAATTTTGCATTACAAGCTGGTATTTTTGTTCATAATTCTGTAGATTTTCTCCAGATAATGAAACGTAGAGGCATTACTGATTGTGATACGCTTTCATTAGATAGAACAGACGTACCTTATACTACATTTGGTTCAAAAGTATTAGAGGGATTAGTAGAATTTCCGTGGGTAAATATAGATAATGCCAGGGTTTTTGAATCGCCACAAAGTCCAGAGGAATGGTTTATAAAAGAAGCTAAGACATTAGAAAGGGCTGGAAACAAAATTATAAAACCACCTAAAGGGAGTAAAGATGTTATAGATGCTGTATGTGGTAGCGTATATAATGCTGTAGAAGTTGGAAATAAAAAAGCTAGAAAATTTTCTGTTAAAATTGTTTAAGAGGTTTTAAAATGGATAATAAAGAACAGCATAAAATAGATAGAAGTAAAAAAGTTAGAGCTTATATTACTAAGGGTTTCGATGGACAGACAAGAGTTATTCCTGAAACCGAATTAGAGAAATATAGAGTTGCTAGGAATAAAGAAACAAATTTAAGTTCACAACAGTTAATGCAATCTGATTATATTATGGATTATACTGGCGAGAATTTAATTAAAGCTCCCTATAATTTATCTTATTTATGGCGATTTATGGAATTATGTACAGAACATTCTGCTTGTGTTAGACAAAAAGCTAGTGATGTATGTGGTTTAGGGTGGAAAATAGTAAAACGTAAAGGTATTAAAGATGCAAATATAGAAGAAAAAAACAAATTAGAAGCGTTTTTCGATTTTGGGAATCCCGACGAAACTTTTACAGAAATAATAGAGAAAGTCTGGATTGATTATGAATCTATGGCAAATGCTTATTTAGAAGTTATTAGAAATCCTAATACTGGTGAGCCTGCGGCTTTATATCATATTCCTGCACAGACTATTAAATGCGGAAAAATGAAAGATATTTTTATACAAATACGAGGTTTTAATAAAAAAATATTTAGAAGATTTAATACAGGAGATAGAGTTACTAAAGCATGGGCAAAGACTAAGATATATGGTGAATTATTAAAAGCAAAAAGTAATAAAAAGCTTAGTGACCCAAATTTTTTACTTGGATGGGATTTTGAAAAAGCGACTTCTGAATTAATACAAATTAAAAATTATTCTTCGAGAAGTTCTTATTACGGTATTCCAGAATGGATAGCTTCACTTGGTGCTATACTCGGGAATGTGCAATGTAGAGATTATAATTTGAAATTTTTTGATAATAACGGTGTACCTCATTATGCGATTATTATTAAGGGTGCTGATTTAGACCCTGATATGGAAAAAGTTATTGCTACATATTTTAGTCAAGAAATTAGAGGAGATGCACATAAAACATTAATTATACCTATTAACAGTCAAGAGGTAGAGGTTACATTTGAAAAACTTTCTACGGACATTAAAGATGCTTCTTTTAGAATGTATAGACAGGATAATAGAGATGAGATTATAAGAGCACACAGAGTGCCTTTTTCTAGGGTTAATGTAGCAATTCCTGGCAAACTTGGGGGTGGTGGAGTTTCTAGGGAAGAATCTGAAACATACAAAAAATCTATTATAGCTCCTAAACAATTAGTTCTTGAACATAGAATTAATGAGAAAATTATTAAACGTGGTTTTGGTATTAATAGTTGGATTCTTAAATTTAACAAGTTAGATGCTACAGATGTAGAAACCGATATGAGAATAGATACTGCTTATGTAAAAAGCGGTATTAAGTCTATTAATGAGGCGAGAGAAAATTGTGGATTAGAACCTGTTGAAGGTGGTGATAGAGTTTTTATTAATACTGCTACTGGAATGGTATTTTTAGATGAAATGGAAAGTATGTTAAGCGGACAGGCAATAGGTACACAAGCACAGCAAGAACAAAATCAAGTTACAGAAAAAGCATTGCAAGGATTACATGTTACATTACAGAAATTACTTGACGATAGAGAAGAATATAAAAAATCTACTCAAGGTTTAGTTGGAAAACTTATAAATAAAATATTAAATAAATGATAACTATAGAAAAACATAAACAAGCGATAGAGATTGTAAAGAATACTTTACATTTGTTAAAAGTATCTTCTAAACAGTTGCGTATAGAGAAAAAGTTTGAATCACAATTAAGAGTTGTTTTTAATAAGCAAGAAAAAGAATTTTGGAGATTAGAAAAACGAGGTAGATGGTTAGAAAAATGTTATATAAAAGCTCAACAAGATTTATCTAAAATTAAAAAGATGGGCATATCAGATAATCCTACTGAAAGAATAGGGTTCATTTCTAAAATGACAAAAGAATGGCGTAATAGTATAGATAATGATAATAACTTAGAAGAAGTTATATATAGTAATTATAAAGAAGGATATAATTTAGGTGGGCAGAAGGTTTTGACTGAATTTGCTATACAAGCGAATTTTAATTTAAGGGCTTTAAATGTTTTAGATGCTTTAGGTAAAAAAGCTCATTTAGTGGGTAAGGAAATAAATGACGTTAGTTGGGATTTACTTAATAATAAGATTGCTGATAGTTTTTGGAAAGAAGGGAATGGAATAGAACAAGTTACAGCAGATATAAAGGGAATGTATAAAGAAACCTATTATCATAGAGGTAGGAATATAGCAAGGACTGAAACTGGTTATGCTGTAAGTGAAGCTAGTTATCAATCTTATAAAAAGGCAAATGTACCTATGTTAGAATGGATAGCTGAAATAGATGCTTGTAAATTATGTTCTCCTTTAAGAGGGCAAAAAGTAAAAACTGGAGAATATTTTGATAATGGTTTGGGGTGGAGAGGGAAAAGACCTTTAGTTCATCCTAGTTGTAAATGTGATATTGTTGGATATGTATCAGATGATTTTATTCCTAGTAAATACTGGGATGGAAAATAACTTAAGGGGGCTATAATTATGCCGTGGGAAGAAACTGATGATTTTATACGAAGTGGGCATGGAGATAAGAATAAATATTCTACATGTCGTACTACTACTTTCGATGATAAATTACCGAAAGGGATAAAAGCAGTATATTGTAAACGAAAAGATAATAGTAAATGGGAAATTCAAAGTTATTTATTTCCAAAATCTCAAGGATGGAATATGGGCAATGCTAAGAGTTGGTTTAAATCTCATAATAAATCTATTAATAAGAATGTTATAGCATATCTTACTAGAAATTTAATTAAAAGTGGTAATATGCCAGCAATGATTATAGATACTTCTATTGCAAAAATGATAAACGGTGAGATTGTTAATGTTATAGTTAAGACAAAAGAATTTAAAAAGTATTTAAAAGAACCTATAGCTTTAGCGGGAGAGGACAATAAAATATATACGATTGTTACTTTAAATGAACCGATAAAAGTAGATAAAAAGCAATTTAATGTATTAATTGATAAACATGGTATAGATGAAATTAAATTGGAACAATTAATACAAAAAAACAAAGAATGGAATAATGATATTTTATGGTTATATTCATTTAAGATGTTACGAAAATTTGATATGCCTATTGATTTTTATATTCCGCCTGATACTAAGGATTGGATTGATGGTGTTAATATAATGAATTTACAAATATTAGATATTACTAAGGAGTTGTTGCAAAAGTCTAGTAAAGGTGAATTACAAGATTTACATGAAAAGATACATAGTATTTGGAAATTACTTAAAAAAATAGAAGTTACGGAAAAAAGAATTAAAACTATTGAATTACTTATTAATAAGCATAATATTATTAAGGAAATATTTGTAGAAAAAGAGATTGAACATCAAGATATAGATACTTTAGATAATATAGGGAATGATAATAATGAAGAAGATTTACAGAAAATAATTAGACAAGAAGGTAAAGAATGGGTTTTGTATTCAAGTGATGGTAAAAAAGTTTTAGGAAGGCATAAATCAGAAAAAGAAGCGTTAGCACAAGAAAGGGCTATCTTAGTTAATAAGCAGAGAATAGAAAAATTTATCCCTATCTGCAAAATTGATGAAGAAAAATGTATTGTGTATGGAGAAGTTTTAGTACCTGATGTTGTAGATGCTCAAGGGGATAAGATAACAGTAGAAGAAATAGAAAAAGCATGTCATTGGTATATGGAAAACTCTCAAAAAAGTAAAGTTATGCACAAAGGCGATTTTATTGAAACTGCTGTAGTAGAAAACTATATAGCTCCTATAGATATGACAGTAAAAAATATGCAAGGTGAAAGTTATAATATTAAAAAAGGTACTTGGATTATGGCTACTAAGATTTACGACGATAAAATTTGGCAACAGGTTAAATCTGGAGAACTTACTGGGTATTCTATAGGTGGTGTAGGATATAAAGAAGAAATTCAAATGCGAGATACATTTAATTGTAGTTGTATTAAATGTGGTTATAAAATTATGAAAAGTGAACAGCATTGTTCAGAGCTTAAATGTCCTAAATGTGGCGGACAAATGCGAAGGGTTGAAAGACCTAGTACGGGGCAAGAATAAATGATTAAAAGCTATTATAATCGTTTTAAATTTAATAAAAAGCATGGAATAGGACTTTTAAAGAATATTATTAGTCTTTTAAGTATATTATATGTGGATAAAAAGTCTTTAATCTATATTATTTTTACTATAATAGGCAATTATCTTGCTTATTATTATTTTAATATTAGAGATATTAGTTTATGGCTTATAACTCTTTTTGCACAAGGTTTAATATACGAAGTTATTATTAAAGGGAAAGAGGATATAGTTTAATATGGGAATGACAGCAATACAGGTTATTGGAGATATAGCCGCAAGTCATGGTTATAGAGTTATTATTGATTCTACTACTACAGCAGGAAAAATTTATTTTGGATTTGCAAAATCGGGAGCGAAAAAAAGTGATGCGGCTTGGTTTATTTTATGTTTAGATAGAACAGTTAGTGGAATACAGGATTTTGAATGGGCTAATGGCGGTGGATATATATAAATGAAATATTTTTTATCAATATTGTTTTTAATTTTTAGTTTGCAAATTGCAAATTGTTTAGAATATGATTTTGATAATTATAATCCTTTATTACCTTATGGATTTGAACAAGTGCAATCTACACAATCTTATGCAAATGGTATTCAAGTTGCTATAGATACTAATACTTTAAGAACAGATTTAAATATAGAAATTATTAATAGAATTGCCGAAGATAATCTTATAAGTGATGCAACAGGTCAATTAGCATTAGAATTACAAAACGAAATTTCTTCTCTTTATTATAATATTGGCGGAGATACACTAGAAGGGGAGATGGATGCCGATTCTAACAATATAGTAAATGCAGGTTCTATGACATTTACTACAGACGGAATGAAAATATATTCAGACGGGAACTCAATACAACAAAGCACGACTACATTTAATGGACAGATAGATATTAATCTGGACGGCATTAATCAAATGATATCTATTACTCAAACACACGACAATAGTATTAATAATCAAGCATTGATTTATGTCAATGACGATAGAACAAAGACTTATGCAAATCCTAAAGAAGCTACATTTTATGCAGACGTATATCAAAATCTTGCTTACGGGTTCGCTACTACCAGGGATATATACGCTAATGGTGCGGTAAGGGCGTACACTTTTAACCCGGCTAATAGTATTGCAATGATGGACTATGCTTCATTGTATTTAGGCAGTTCAAATGATTCATGGATAAGATGGGGGCCATGGGGAACTGCTCATAGTGCCAGATGGGTTGTAAAGGTCAATAATGCTGGCTATAGCGGGAATATTGATATTTTAGAGGGGGGCGAGTTTGCAAACAGCTTAAATCACGGGTTACAGGCAAACCCAACGCTTAATATTTGGAATGATGGGGCGACAGGATGTTTGAGAATGACCTCTGACGGAGATTTCGGAGTGATGACTGTATATGAAAGAAGTGCGGGGGTGGAAGGAGTAAAGATAGATACACATACTTACGTAGGTGATGGTGGTGGTTTTTATCCTGATTGGGTAGACCCGCTTCCCAGTTCCGGTTATGACGCAGGGGCGGTAGTGGTTTCTACAACTACAGGATATGTACTTTACATTTCTACTGAAAAGGTAACATCCGTAAATTCATGGCAGAAAGTAGCCGACCAATAGGAGATATTATGAAATACATTACATTAACAATAATGATAATCTTTTGCACTTTGCAAAATGCAAATGCACTGAATCATGTCAACGTAGATTTCAACAAAATAGAACAGGCGATAGAAGCATTAGAGCAATATAAAAGAGTGCTGACTGTTTATCAAGACGGGAAGGTTCATATAGGCAGACAGGATATAGATATTGATTCTAATGATGCCCTTAAAATTTGGATAGAGAACAAACTGGACACCTTGGCTATTGATGCTAATACTAAAATGAATGACCTTAAATCGGAGATAACGAAATAATAAAAATATATAAAATAAAAAGTTGATGATACTTATATTATCCTATAAGGAGGCATAATGAAACAATATGATTTATCGAATGTAAAAACAAATGAAGTATCTCTTGTAGATTCAGGAGCTATTAAGAAAAAATTTATAATTTATAAAAATAAAAATTCAAAATTGAACATTGGAGGGAATAGATCTATGACCTTAGAAGAATTAAAAAAGCTAGGGCTTATTGATGATGAAGAAATAAATAAACTTAGTAAGACAGATAAAAGTGCTGAGGAAATTGAAACTTCATTAATTCAGCGACTCGTAGAATCTGTAAAAAAGGTTCTATCTTCTGAAAAAGTTGAAAAAGATAGTGATGGAAAAGATGGTGATGATAAAAATAAGGAAGGGGATGAGAAAGCAGATGTTGCTAAGACTAAAGAAGATATAAAAAAGTTGCAGGATAAAATTGATGAGCTTACTAAGTTGCTTGATGAAAGCAAAAAGAGTCAAGATTTGCTTCAGAAAATTAGCGAATCCAAAGACCTTAAGGAATTTGCACAATATCTTAAGAAATCTAAGGAGCTTTTTAAGAAAACTGAAAACCCTGATAAAGATACTATGATAGTTAAATCTCTTGAAGGAATTATACAAAGACTAGAGAAAGTAGAGCTTAAATCTAATGGTATTGATGGCAATGAAGATATACAAAAAAATAAGTCATCAAAATGGGGCGGAGCATTTCTATAATTGAATTGAAAAATTAATAATAAAAATTATAAATATTATTTTGAGGTAAAAACGTATGCAAACACCTGAACAGTTAATTGAAAAAGCGATAATTCAGACTGGGGATATGTCTGGAACTGGTGAAGGCGGTTTACTACAACCTGAAATAGCGAATAAATTTGTTGATTACGTTATTGACCTTTCGGTAATGACAAATAATGCGAGGATGGAAAAAATCACACCTGACCAGAAGTATATTGATAAGGTGGCAGTTGGAAGTCGTGTTGCAGAAGCTAAGTCACAAGCAACAACGACTACTACTCGTAGAGGAATATCTACTGAAAGAGTTACGATAACGTGTAAACAGATTATAGTTCCGTGGGAAATTTCAAAAGAAACTCTTGCTCGTAATATAGAAGGGGAAGCTTTTGAAGACCATGTAGCAAAAATGATGGCAACACAGTTGTCAAATGACTTGGAAGAGTTGTTTATTACTGGAGATACAGACTCTAGCGATGCATTTCTTGCACTTACTGATGGTTGGGCTAAAGATGCTTCTGAAAATGGGCATATTTATGATGCAGAAAGAAAAGACCTTGATAGTGTTTCTGATGCTAAAACCGTATTCGGGAATATGATACGTTCTATGCCAAATAAGTTTAAGAGAAATCGTGCTAACCTTAGATTTTTTATGGGTACGAATGTTGCTCAAGACTACATTGATGCACTTTCAGCAAGAGCAACAACGCTTGGAGATAAGGCACTTTCCGAGAGATTCACGCTTACTCCGTTTGGTATAGAATTAGTTGAAGTTCCGACTATTCCGACTAATCTATCGTATAGTTCTCCGACGTATTCCGATAATTCGTATATATTGCTTACACATTATCAGAATTTGATAGTGGCTTTCGAGGTTCAGTATGCTGGCTCACAGTCAGGTATTGAATTATTGAAAGATAGGGATATATATAAGAATACACGGCAATATTGTTTACATCTGTCTGCGGATTGTGCGATACAAGAAGATGATGCTATTGTTTATGCAGAGAATGTTAAATCTGTATCTGGATAAGAATTAAAAAACTTTAAATATGTATGGGAGTGGTTAGAATTAATTATGTTAGTAAGAGATTATCTGAAAACTATTAAACATCTAGCCACCCCATACAGTAAGTTAGGAGAAGAAAATGCGATTTGTTTTAAATGATAAATTAGGTAGTTTTAGATTTAGAACTTATACTTTTTTGCCGAAAAAAGTAATAGATGTTATTAATGAAAATGATATATGTGATTTACTAAAAAATAAAAAAGTAAAAGCTCTTGATTTAAAAGTCGTAAAAACTGAAACTATTCCTATTGTAGAAAAGAAAGCAAAAGAAGGACAATTAAGAATAGGAGCTTTGAGGGTCGGAGGATTAGGAGATACTTTACAGTTAGGTTGTCATGCTAGAGCTATCAAGCGTAAATTTCCTGCATGCTTTTTAACTGTTTATGTGCGTGATAAAATAGCTGTAGAAATTATGCAATATAATAAGTGGATTGATAAAACTATACAAGTTGGTATGCAAAGTTGGGATAATATTGTAGATAGAGAATCTATTAGATATGATATTTTTTATGATTTTAGATATGTGGTAAAAGTTATATTTAATACTGATAAATTTCCTAAGTATAAAAAGCAGACTGAAGATATTTTTGAACAGTATAAAAAAATATATAATAATTTCTGCAAAAGTAATTATAAATTAGAAAAATTAAATACTAATTTAATAGATTTTAGTAATAAAACTGCATGCTTAGATGGTTCTGAAAATGATTTAACTTTTGATTTAAAGAATAATTTTTGTGGTTATGCTAGAGTAATGGCGAAACAAAAATATATAACGATTCATGTTTCTTCTGGTAAATATAGAATAACTAAATCGTGGAATATTGAAAGATGGCAACAGATTGTTAAATATCTTATTAGTTTGGGTTATACTATTATACAGTTAGGAAGCAAGGGAGAGCCAGTTATTAACAATGTAGTTGATTTAACTGGATTATCGAATATACAAGAAACTGCTTGGATTTTACATGGTTCGCAATTTCATATAGACACAGAAGGAGGATTAGTACATTTAGCGAAAGCAGTTAATACTCAATCTATAGTTATATTTGGTGCTACTCCAGTAGAATGTTTTGGTTATAAAGGGAATATTAATATTAGAGATAACAGTTGTTCTCCTTGCTGGTATAGAACAATAGACTGGGAGCAAAAATGTCCTGATGGTTACGAAACGCCTATATGTTTAGACAAAATAAGCGTTGATTTGGTTAAAGAAGCGATTAATGTATTTCATATACAGTTTAAAGACAAAAAGGAAATAGTTAGTAAAATAGAAAGACCTTTAGTTAGTATTATTATTCCAGTTTATAATCAATTAAAATATTTGAAAGTTACAATAGATTCGATATTAAATAACACGAAAGAAAATATCGAATTAATTATTATTGATAATGGTTCTGGAAATGAAGTTAAAGAATATCTTAATAATTATAAAAGCTCGAAGATGATTCATATTATTACTAACGATAAAAATTTAGGATTCGGAAAAGCGAATAATCAAGGTGCAAAAAGAGCACAGGGAAAATATTTATTATTTTTAAATAGTGATGTCAAAGTAAGTAATGATTGGCTTACTAAGTTACTTGATGGAATTAATGAGGAAAAAATTGGCATGGTTGGGGTAGCTGGTGGCAGATTAGATAAAAATTTTAGATGTACTGGTATAGTTAGAACTAATGATGCAAGTTATAATTATTTAGAAGGATGGTGTTTATTATTAGAAAAGCAATTATTCGATGATATTGGTGGATGGGATGAAAGATTTTTTGCTTTTAGTGAAGATGCAGATTTAAGTTATAGAATTAAAAAATGCGGTTATAAATTAAAAATAGTTGAAGGGGTTCATATTCATCATTATAGAAATAGAACGGTTTATAATCAAAATGATTTTGATGTTGCAAAAATGTCATTAGAAAGTAGTAATAAACTAAAGATAAAAATAAAAAGTAGAGGAGGGAGTAAAAATGAAGTATGCAAAATTAAAGAAAGGCAGTTCTTATAGAACTAAAGGATATACGTTTAATAAGGGTATTTGGGTTGAAATAAATGAAAATGATGTACAGTATTTAATAGATAATTGTAGTAGTAAAATAGAGTTTGCTCCTGATGGGATAGTACCTAAAAATGATATACAAGAAACTAATCTTAATGGGATAATTGGAATGCAAGGCGAAGGTAAAAAACAAACTGTTGGCACTATTGGTTTTAAAGAAAGTGTAAGAGATGAGTTTTCTGATGCAGAGGAAGCAGAAATAATTAAAGTAAAAGAAAAATATCAGAGAAAAAGAGAAAAAGCAATTAAAGTAAAAGAGGAAAAAGAATTGCAAGAAAAAACAGAAAGAGAAAAACAGACAGAAAAAAATAATAAGCCAGAAAGCAAAGGCGATATTTCTGATGCTCAATATATTCATAAGAAATATAGAAACGAAGGTGATTAAATATGGGGAATTATTATACGTTAGCACAAGCTAGAACTGATGGTATAACTTCATCGGAAGCTAGTGATGACAAAGTTAATGAAGAAATAAATCGTGCAGAAGAATTACTAGAGAAATGGACTGGGCGTAAATTTTATGCTCGTGATTTAAGTCTAAGTCTTGATGGTACAGGGAAGGAATGGTTAGATTTAAGTAGGTATCGTCCTATAAATAGTATTAGTTCAGTAGTAATAGATGATGATACAATTAGTGTAGATGATTATATAGTTATTTACGAGAATTCAGGAATTTTGAGAATTAAGCGAGAGGGATGGAGTGTTTTTTCTGGACAGCATCAAGCATATTATACTTTTACTAGGGGTTCTCAGAATATTGATATTGAAGGCAATTTTGGTTTTGAAACAGTACCTTACAATATTAAATATGTAATTAAAAAAATGTTATTCAGAGAGATTCGACCTAGAGAAAGTTTTGGTAAGTTTGAAAGTGAACATATAGGAAATTATTCTTATAAATTAAATACTGCTAGAAATGCAAGAGGTGGGAAAGGAGAAATTTTAACAGGTGACCCTGAATTAGATAGAATTATACATACTTATAAAGATAAAATATCGTTGTTATCTGTTACGAGAGGGTGGCAGTGAGTTTAGATAGTATGTTTCCTATAACTGATGCAGTAATTAAACAACAGGTAAAGACTTCTGATGGTATGGGGGGTTATACTTTAACGTGGAGTACAAGAGTATCTGCTTATAAATGTAGAATTTATTCTGCTATAGGTATGATAGAAATTATTCAAACAGGGCAAAATTTATTGGTTACGCATAAATGTATAGGCGAATATAATGCAAATATTATTGAAGGCGATGCTCTTGTTAATGGAAGCGATAGTTATAGAATAGTACAAATTGATAAGATTTATAATAGGGAAAGAATACATCATTTGGAAATGAGATTGAAAAAGGAAAATATAATTTATGAGTAAGGATTTTCTGGTATCAATTAATACTGAACTTTTTGATAAGTCTATTCAAAATTGTATTAATCAAATTAATGCGTGGGAAGATGATATTGATGATGCAATTCAGGATTTAACTTATTTGGGTGTTTTAAAAATTGCGGCAGAAGCTAAAAAGCATCATGCTTTTAAATCTCAAACAGGTACTTTGGTTCGTTCTATCCATGTAGCTCCATTTGAAGCCAATCATGATAATGATGAAGCAAGTGCAGAAAATACAAATTTAATAGATTCAAAAGGTAAAAAAGCTAGCAGAGAAGGAAACAATATTATTGCTCAAATAGGGAGTTGGCTTAGATATGCTTATGCTATTGAAACTGGTAAACATCATGAAGGGGGAAAACCTTATCCTTATTTATTACCAGCTTTTGAAAGTAAACATAAAGAAAGTCAAAATTATATTATAAATGGAATTAGAAAAATTTTAGAGAAAAGAGGACATATTTAATGCAAGCATTATGGACAGCGATTTGGAATAAACTTAGTAATGATTCTACTCTAGTGAGTTTAATAAATTATACTAGCTCTACTAATACTTTAAAGAGAGGAAATAGTTGTAAAAAAATTAGTTTTTCGACGACAAAACCTGAAGCCGTTACATTTCAAGAATGGACTGATGTAAGAACTAATAAAACTTCTAATGATGGAATGAGAGATATTACTGTTTTATTTGTATGTTGGAGCAAAAGGTCTGATTCAAAGTCTGATATTTTAGCTGATTATTTAATAACTTTACTTGATGGGGTAGATATTTCTAGCGATGATTTATTAAATTACTATTCTGATTATGATGACTTTAGAAGTTCTCCATATTATGATGATGATGAAAAGGCATGGAGAATTGATATTAGATTTCGCTTTAAAGTTGTATTAAAATAAAAAGGGGGTGATAAAAATGGGAACGGTTGCTAATGTAGTTGTAAGTGGTACAAGTATAGCATTGTCTATTGATGATACTGATGTAGGTTATACAGAAGATGGCGTTGCTGTAGAACATACTAAGGAGTATATGGATATTGAAGCTGACCAATCCGTTGATATTCTAGGTAAAAAGGTTGTGCGTGAAATATGCCGTGTTACTGTTAATGTAGAAGAAGCTACACTTGACAATATAAAGATAGCAATGGGTGAGGAAAATTCTATATCAAATGATGGAAGTTGGAAACGTCTATCATTTGGTGGTGGAAGCACAGAACAAGAACATGAATTGCTATTTACTGGTAAAGCTCCGGGTACGAGTAAGACAAGAAAACTTCACATTTATAAGGCTATAAGTGTAGAGTCTATTGAAACTTCGTATAAAAAAGGTGAAAAGACATTAGTACCAATAGTCTTTCAGGCAATAGCTGATACTGATAAGCCTGCAGGCAGACAGTATGGTTATTATGAAGATGAAATATAAATAAAGGAGTAGATTATGGAAAATAAAAATAAAGATAGTTACAAATATGAATATGCATTTAGTAATTTTTATCTTACTGCATTTTTGACTTGTGAACATGCACATCTTGTAAAGATAGTGATGGTAGATAAAAATAAAAAGAAATGCGAATTTATATTGAGAAGTAATGTTGAATTAGAACCTATAGCAAGGGATTATTTTAATGGTAAAATTAAGATAGACCCTCAAAAGCATAAGGAAAAAATCGTTGCATTGAAGTCTGCATTACATGAAGTCTTAGAAAAGAATGGAGATAATAAAAATGGAAAATAAAAATAATGAATTAAAGCAGTTGTTTCCGACGGCAAAGGAAGTAAAAATTGCGGATAAGGTTTTCTTTGTTAAACCTATGGTATGGACGGATATTGTTGCAGTTGTAGAATCTATTGTTGAAGCTATAGCTAAAATAAATGATAAAAACCCAGACCTTGATTTAGAAAAGTTTGATATAAAAAAAGACCTTATTAAACTTATACCAATTACAGATGAAATTCTAAATATATTTGCTAGGTGGTTGAAAGTAGATTATAAATGGTTAAAAGATAGTTTAACTATAAAGAATCTTATACAATTACTACAGGATTTCATTGATATTAATGAAATTAATGAGGTTAAGTCGCTTTTTTTCGGACTAAAACTCAAGGTTCAGGAAGTAATAAAGAAATAGTTTGGGCTGATATTGTAACACGGCTACGAACATATTGGACTTTGGGTGAGATTGAGCAGTTTTCGATAATACAGTTTAAATATTATTTAGATGCTTTAAATAGAAAAAGACTTAATGATAATATAGATAGGGCTAATATAATTCGTATGGCGGTAAATGCGAAGGATAGAGATTACAATAGGTTTATAAGAAGTTTGGAAAGGATTAAAGCACGAAGCGGATTGTTGCAAGATAAAAAAGTAACAGAAAAAGATATGCAAAAATTAGGAATAGGTAAAAAGAGGTAATATGGCTACTATTGGAGAAGCGGTTTTAGAATTTAGAACTCAACTTACTAATTTTAAGAAGGGTATGGATGAGGCTAAAACTAGCTTAGGTAAATTCGGTGCGGCTGTTAGAGATAATGCACAAGGATTTAGAAATGCTGGTATTGCTATCGGTGCTTTTTCTGCGGCAGTAATTGGATTAGGAACAAAGGGAGTAATGTCTGCGGCTAAGTTTGAATCACAACTACAAAATGTTGCTACTATGTTGGACAATACAACAATGAAATTTATGCCTGAATATAAAAAGGGCTTAGAAAATTTAGCACAGAAATATGGAGAATCCACAGCAACATTATCTAAAGGCTTGTATGATATTTTATCTGCAAGTGTTGATGCTGAAAAAGCATTAGACGTATTGGACGCTTCTGCTCAATTAGCAAGAGGGGGTTTAACTGATACAGGGGTTGCGGCGGATGCTTTGACTACAATTATAAATGCTTATCAAATGTCAGCAGATAAAGCTACAGATATTAGCGATTTACTTTTTGCTGTTGTTAAACGTGGTAAAACTACTATGGGGGAGTTAGCTCCTGCTGTTGGTATGGTTGCAACGACAGCTTCTACTGCTGGATTAAGTTTAGAAGAAATGGGAGCTATGCTTGCTACTATGACAAGAAGTGGTTTAAATACTAGAACCGCTGTTGTATCTTTAAATATGGCAATGACGGGAATATTAAAACCTACTAAACAGGCGAAGGAAGCGGCGAAAGAATTAGGGCTTGAATTGAATACTACTACATTGCGGGAAAAAGGATTAATTGGAATGGTAGATATTTTAAATACTGCTACCGACGAACAACTTGCAAGGATTTTCCCTAATATCCGTGCATTTCGTGGTTTGGCAGTTGCTTTAAATGATACTACTGGATATGAGAAAGATTTACAGATAATGACAAATAGAACAGGATATACTCAAGAAGCGTTCGGAAAACAAACAGATACTGTAACATTTTCATTTGAAGTATTTACTCAAAAAGTAGAGGCTTTGTGGAGAAAATTAGGAGAAACCTTATTACCTGCTGTAGAAACAGGAATAGATTATTTTTCTGAATTTATTGATTATATTAATGATACTAATACTGCATTTACAAAAATAATTGTTGTTGGGGGGGCATTTATAGGTATATTAGGAGTAATGTTATCACCAATATTGTTAATGATTGGTTATTTGCCACAGATTGCCTTAGGATTTAAAGCCATTGGTTCTGCATTAACGTTACTTTCTGCACATCCTATAATTGCATTAGCAATTGCTGTAGTGGGATTAGGTACTATTTTTACTAAATATTTTAACAGAAGAATAGACCAACAACTTACAGAACAAGAAAATGAATTACGATTAAGTAAAACTATTAAAGGGCGTATAAAGCTTATTAAAAAAGAGATGGAAGAAATTAAGACACTTGCTACTAGTGCAGAAGTTAATGAAAAATATAGAATAGAATTGTTAGAAAATTACAACAAAAAACAGAAACAATTGAAATTTTATGAACAGAAGCTTGCAGAAGAAACTGAAAAGAAAAAAACAGAAGCGGCAAGAATAGAAGCTGAAAAACAGAAACAAATAGACAAAGAACAATCTAAGATTAAAGAAGCTCAAGCTGGAGCAGAAGCTGAAAGATTAGCGGCAATTAAACAAGCAGAGTTAGATAGAAAAGCAGAAGCACAAAGAATGTATGATGAGGCAATGTATGAACATCAAGTTGAGCAAGGACAAATAACACTTGAACAGCAACGAATTGACCTTGAACAGCAACTAGCTAATGTACGAGGAAATCTTATAAAAGAATTAGAAGTAAAAAGGAAAATATGGCAATTAGAAACTAAAATAGCAGGAGAAAGGTCAAAAACAATTGTTGGTGGATTTAAGAAAGCCATAGAAGAAATGAAAAAAAAGCAAATTGATTGGGCAAATAATTTTACTCAATTGTTTAATGATATTCAAGATTCTTTTAAATCCGGTATTGTCAATATGCTTAAAGGTGCTAATAATTTTAAAGAAGGCATTAAGACAATTACAGATGGTATTAAAAATGCATTTTTTGACATGATAGCTAAGGTAATAGCTGAATGGATAATGCAACATATTATTATGAAAGCAATTACAAAGGCATGGAAAGTCTATGAGATTAAAAGTGCGGCAGGAGTAGCCGCAGCTAGAGCTGCCGCCGCCGCCGCATGGTCTTTGTTTGCATCTGTTGCAATAGGAGCCGCAGTAGGAGCCGCAGTAATAGCAATGGCTAATCAATTCAGGGATGGTGTTAGAAACTTTGAAGGTGGTATGGCGATTGTAGGTGAACAAGGAGCCGAACTTGTAAGTTTACCTAAAGGGAGTAATGTTTATAGTCATAGCGATTCTTTAGGAATTGCAAGAAATATAAGAACAAATGCAGGTTCAGGAAATATTGTAAAGTTGGGTGATATAAATATTGATATTGCAAGTGTAAGTAAAGATAATATTAGTGAAATATGTGACCAATTAACGGAAGCTGTAAAAGAGGGAAATATGCCAGCGATAAATTTGGTTAAGGCGATTAGTAAAGAGGGCGGTTTTAGAAGTGATGAGGTATATTAATGAATAATAGAGATATGTATTTTTTATCGAAGAATTATATTAATAGTGATGATACTATTAATGTATCTTCAGGTGATGATTATAAATCTTATATTTACGACCAGAATAAATCTGTACAATGGGAAAGTTCTGGCGAAACAAGTGAAACTGGATATGATACTTATATAGAAATTATTTTTTATGAGGGATTGAGTACTGTTAATAGAACTTATGATACTATTGTTTTACAAAATATAAATCTTAAAAAGTTTAAGTTACAAAATTACAATGGTTCTTATGCAGATATTTCGGGGGCAAGTTATACAGTTAATGCAGATAGTACAGTTAGAATTAAATTGGCTTCTTCTGTTACTGGCAGTAGAATTAAATTATTAATGCAAAGCACAATCAGTTCAGGAGAAGAAAAGAAAGTAGGACAGTTTTGGGTAATGCTTGAAACCTATCAATTACAAAATCCTAGAACTACTAGGAGTAGACAGGTTGAAGTTGAAGGAGATTTTTATCGTTTGGGTGATGGCACTGGAGAACAATGGAGTATATATGAAAAGTGGAATAAAAAATATACATTTAAATATTTATCAGATACGCAAATAGATGAACTTTATGATATTTATAATGAGCACGAAGAATTTAGTTTTTACGAAGATTATACAAGAGATATTGATTCGATTAGATTGGTACATTGGATAGGAAAATTTAAAGATAAAGATGATGCCAGAGTGGAATTACATACATTAAATATGGAGCTTGTGGAATTATGAAATCAGTTAGTAATGATTTTCTTAATGTACAAAATAAACATGGAATAAAATATTTCTATGAGATATATTTATATCGTAGATATTGGAATGGTTCTAGTTATATATGGGAAGAATCTGGTACGAATTTAAAACCTTATTTAAAAGAAAGAGGAATTGCTAATATAAAATGGGCATTAGATACAGAAGGTTTAAATGTGTGGCGTGTTGCAAATTTACAAATTGAATTACGAAACAAAGTAGGAAAGTTCGAGGAAGGTGGTGGATTTTTTGCTTCTCCTTATATTCGTTATCGTTCTAAAATTCAAATAAAAGTTGGCTATACTTTAGCAGATGGTACGACGGAAACTTGTTATATTTTTTCTGGTTTTATTAATAAAGATGTGAAACAAAATGTATTGGAAGAAACTATAATCTTTCCTTTAATGGGAAAAGATATTCTATTGTCTGAGACTTCTGCTGAAAACGTATGTAATAGTGTTACTGGTGAGAATATAGGAATAGGAGATAATTCTACTACAGAATTTACTACAACTTATAACGGAGTTGGTAAAGTAATTAAAGTCTATGTTGATGGTGTTGAAGTTACGGAAGGTAAGGATTATACGATTAGTGATTTAAATACATATGCAAGTCCTGCTAAGATTACTTTTGAAGTAGCTCCTTCTACTGGACAAGCTATAACTTGTGATTATAACCATTGGTATAAAGACCAGACAATTTCTTATATAGTAGGAAAATTACTTGATAAAGCGGGTTTTACTTCTGGAGAAAGAACATTAGGAAGTATGGTTTTTGATTATGGTAGAAAATATAAAGTATGGGATACTAAAACTCAATTTGAAGCTACTGCTGTAAGAAGTAGAAATTTAGATACTACAGTTGTAGAAGGGAATGTACAGCTTAAAGAAGAAGATATGAGTGATGATGTAGAAACGAATGAAAATGTTACTATAAATGATTCTTATCCAGACCAAACGGCAGAAATTAATAATACAGACGATAATTGGGATATTAATTTTGATTGTGATGATACTCCAGAAAATGAAGGTTGGAATAAAACTGTATATTATGGCGGTCTTTCTACTGAAGAATCTACTGATGGAAAATATCATTTGGTATGTAATGCTCTTACAAGTATTGAATATAAAGTTAGTATTGATAATACACAATTAAGTTGTTTTAAATGTAAATTAAATAATGCAGTAGCAAATAATTCTTTTAGTTTTAAAATTGAAGGTGGTGCTTATAAAATTACAGCAGTTCTTTTATATTATGGGGGAGATTGGTTAGCTTATTTTAGTGAAATTGGGTCAGGAACTAATGTTAATTTGAGTAAAATTATACAAGAAACTGGTGCTAGTTGGAATAATTATCATACATTTGATGTTATGATAACTGATAGTGGTGTAGCTCATTTATATGTAGATGGAATTGATGTATTGTCTGGTAATGCATCTTCTTCTGTTTTAGCTGATAATTATACTTGGACAATTGATGGTAATTCTGGATTTGAGATTTATATAGATTATATTAAAGGATGTTATGATGAAGGTGTTTCTCCAGGTCATATAATTAGAGGGGTTTTAATTTCTGATCCAATAGATTTAGGAGTGGCTCCAGCTTCGGTTAGCAATATTGGTAATCCGTTTTTAGATTATACTTCTGGAGGTACAAATTCTTACCTTACTATTGCAATTCAAACAAGTGATTCATCAGATTTTTCATCTGGTAATGATGATTGGATGATTGCTACTGTTAGTGCTGGGGTTGTTACTATTAATCCTAATACTGCTTTAAAAAGATATATTAGATGGCAAATAAGTATGACAGAAATTGATGATGTCTCTCCTTCAAGTCCTACATTAAATGAAATTATTATGCCTGGGCATATGCTCTCAGAGAATATAGACTGTAGTGCTGATATTACTGCTTATAATTTATTTCAAAATTGGGGTGTAGATGAAAATGGTACTAGAGTGTATTATTCTCAAAGTTCATCAGATGCTTCAAGTTGGGATTCTGAAGTGGTTATTTCTGGGACTACAATTTCTTCTACCGTAAAAAGATATATAAGATTTAGAACTGTTTTAACTATGACTACTACATATGGTACAACTCCTAAAGTATATAAACAAAAATTTACAAGAACTCAAGATACTTTTAATATAGCATTAGCAAATTTTACTGATATGACAGTACAAGAAGCATTGGAAGAAATAGCGGAATTTCTTGATTTTGAAATAGGTATAGATACAGAAGGAAAATATTTTTTTCGAGCTAAAAATACAAGTGAAAGTATAGATTTAGAACTTGCTCAAAATACAAATATAATAGCAGTAGATAACTTTAATGCTGGATGGAGCAGGGTTAAAAATAGAATTAATGTAGAACATGGAGATTTTAAACGATTAATGACTTGTGAGAGTGAAGGAGATAGTGAGCCTACTAGCAAACAAAAATATGGTGAACAAGCATTAGAAATTTCAGATGCAACAATCGGAGTTGATGAAGATTTAGATATTGCTTATGGACTTGCTTATTTATATAGAACACGTTATAAAGACCCTAAAAAATCAATGCGTTTGGTATGTAAAATGCTTCCTCAATTAGAACTTTCTGATACAGTAAATGTTAATTTTAAAGTACCTAAATGGTTATGGTTTTGGGGGCAGAAAGATGCTTATTGGGGAAAACCTACTATTTACTGGTGGGATAAAAATATTTTTCCGTTGATAGATGTAGTATGTAATGTAGTGGGAATTGAATTGGATTTAAAAAATTTTAGAAGTTATATAACTGTTCGGGAGATATAATTATGGCTAATGATGTGTCAATGCCTCATACGCTTGCAAATGGAGAAGGGAATATTCCAGATGCAGATGAATTAAATGATAATTTTGATAAATGTAATGATAAAATTTATGTAAGTGCAACCGCTCCCACAAGTCCGTATGAAGGGCAAATGTGGTATAAAACAGGTGTCGCTATACAAATTGCATTAAGAGTTTACGATGGTTCAAATTGGTATTCACTTATGACAGGAGGGCAGGTAGAATGAAAAAATGTTTATTAGTTTTAGGGTTATTGCTCATAACTTCTAAAATTTGTGCATTAACACCTTATACAATAGAATATGATACTACTACAACACCGACTTCAATGATTCAAAGAATGGCTGGAGAATTTCGCATAGGTAATTCTACAGTAACTTATACTGTATTATTTTCTAGCTATAGTTGTACTTTTGATAATACTGTTACTTTTAGTGTTCAAGGTACAGGTTCTTTTAATAATCTTACTGCTACAGGAACAATTACACTTCCTTCAGCAAGTTTAGATGGTGCTGATATTAAAAATGATGAGGTTACTGATACACAGCTACAATATAATACAGGACAACATTTAACTTCTGTAAGTACTCCTACATTTGCACAGATAGATACTGGTCAGGGTGCTACTGAGGTTTATGAAATGAATCAAAATGTTACTACAACATCTACCCCTACTTTTTCAGGAGCATCTATTTCTTCTTTAACCATAACTGAAGCATTTACATTTCCATTATCAGATGGAATATCAAATCAATATATGAAAACAGATGGAGATGGAACTATTTCTTGGGCTTCATTAACGGGTATGTTATCAAATGGAACTACTACGAATAATTGCATATATTGGGATGGTGCATCTTGGAGTGAAACAGATAGTTTACAAAATGCAGGAAGCGGTGGAGTAACAACGATAAATAGAGTATTGATTTCAAGTTCAATCGGAGATGCGACGCCTGTAGCAAATACCATCTATCAAGAAAGTTTAATAAAGGGTTGGATTCAGATGGATCAGATAGCAGGAACAATTACAAATAGTTTTAATGTATCTAGTATTACAGACCACGGTGCGGGTGATTTCTCGATTATATGGGATACAAATTTTGCAAATGCCGCTTATGCCTGTGTTGCCACATCGCAGACTAAAGATTTTGCCACCATAATATCAATGGGTGTTGGTGATGTTCGAGTCAAGTCAATCAAAGACGACGGCTCGGCTACAGATAGAGCTATATTTTGTGTTATAGCCATAGGAGATCAATAATGAAAAAATATATATTATTAGTTTGTTGTTTTTGTGCGTCTTTTTTGTCGGCTGAACATAAACTACTGCCGAAAGTTAGGGTATTCTGCAATCCAGACAATACTATTTCAGTTACATATTTTATAGATAAGGCAAAAAATGCAAATGAATCCGATTCGGAGTTCATGGATAGGGAAACCGAAGAAAACTTTTATGGGTTGCCTTATATAGATATGTATCCAAAAGATTTGCCATCCGGAGAAACAAGACATCAATGGAGATGGCGAGAAGTGAAAGGACAAAAAGAAATATGGATTGATACATCTATAGAGAAACCAAAATCTAAAATACAGCTTTTGGAAGAAAGAATCAAGGCATTAGAGGCGAAATAATGGACATCAAAACCAAAAAGAAACTTCTCTTATATTTATATATTTATTTTAGAGATTTAGGAGGAATAGATGAATAGTCGAGATAGAAAATATATTAAAGACTTAATAGAGCCAGTTAATTTAAAAATAAATTTTGTTAAAGAAACAGTTGAAGATATTAAAAAAGCAGTTAATCCAAAATTAGAAAAACACGAAAATAGAATACAAACCTTAGAAGATATACATTGTATGCAAGGTAAATTTTGGAAAAGATTTTGGCAAATTACTGCTTCTTGTGCAGGGTTAGGTATATTAATTGTAGCAATAATAACTTTAATTAGGAGTATATAATGGTTACAAAATATGTATTAAGAAATAAACCAAAATATATTATTATACATCATTCTTTAAGTCCTGATAAAAGTACGAGGGATTGGGAAGGATTAAGAAAATATCATTTAGAAAAAGGATGGTTAGATATAGGTTATCATTATGGATTTGAAAAAATAGATAAAAGTTATATGATAAGAACAGGTAGACCCCAAAATGTAGAAGCGGCACATGCTTTAGGTTTTAATAATAAAAGCATAGGTATTTGTATCGTTGGTAATTTTGATTTAGAAACTCCTATAAAAAAAGGATTTTTGTTTTCTTTAGGTTGTTTCGTAAGAGAATTACAACGTAAATATCAGATTAAAGCTAAAAACGTACTAGCACATAGAGAAACATATCTTATTTTAGAAAAGGAAAATAGATTTGATATTTTAAAACGATTGGAATGGAAATCATGTTGTGGAAAATTATTTAGTATGACGAAATTTAGGGCTAGATTAATTCAAAACAATCCTCATCAAAATTCGTTTAGTGAACAGGGCTTACTAAATGCATTATTTTATGATAAGGAATTAGAAGCACGAAATAAAATAATAGAGAATAAAGGAGTTAATATATGAATATACGATATATAATATATAGTATTTCGAATTCGATTTTACTTTTATTTTTACTTACTTTATGGGGGTGTGGGGGGAATAAAAGCTTACTTAATCCTGAACTTACTTTATTTAAAGCACAAGCTCAAAAAGATTTAGTAGCTGGGGTTAAAAATGAGGTTAAGGAAGTGAAGGCACAAATGGATAGTTTGGTTAAGGCACAAGTTAATTTACAATCGCAGATAGATTCGGAAGTCGAAGCTAGATTTAATACTCAAGCTGGATTTAATAATAGGCAAGATGAAACGAATATACAATCTGGTAGAGATACGACTACAGTTACTAATGATACTAATTTAATGAAGTATATAATTTATGCCCTTAGTTCTTTATGTATGACACTTATAATAGGGCTTATAACGTGCTTAAAGATGTTTATTAAGTTAGGCAAACGGAAAGACTTTTATAAAGAACAGACTTTGTTACATGCACAATCTGAAGAAGCGATTAAACAATTAAGAGAATTGCATGATTCATATATCAGTAAAAAATAACGCTTGACAAGTATATTGAAATTTACTATAGTAATATTACATTTATGGGAAAAAAATATTTAACCCTTCCGAGTTTCCCTATAATCAAACCTGAAGAATTAAACCCTCTTGATGTTTGTTTTAATCTTGATACTAATAAGTTTACAGCATGGGGAGAACATACTTTTAGGAAATATCCTTATAAGCAAGTTCCTACTCATGCTTATTTTCATATTAGGCATCAGA